TTATAAAAACCCTTACTTAGAGTGTGAATTAGATAAATATGGTTTAAACACACCTGAAGTTTGGGAAGGTATCTTAAAGAAAGATGGTTCAGTACAACACCTAGATTTCCCAACCAAAGAAGTTTTTAAATCTTTTATTGAGATTAGTCCTAAAGAAATCATTCTACAGGCAGCACAAAGACAAAAATTCATAGACCAATCACAATCATTGAATTTGATGATACACCCAAGTATCCCAGCTAAAGACATTAATCAGTTATATCTTTACGCACATGAAGAAGGTGTTAAAACACTTTACTATCAGTTCAGTCAAAATTCAGCCCAATCTTTTAGTAGAAATATTTTAGATTGTGTTAGTTGTGAATCCTAATTAAACTAAACCCCTCCAAGTGAGGGGTTTTTTATGCCTAAAATTTACATTTAACTTTTTTGTGATAAATTAATTAGATAGATATTTATAATAAAAAAGTTATGGCAGAATCTTTCATCAATATAAAATTTCCTTTTTTTGATTCACCAAAGGGTTATTTTTTGGATATGACCAAAACTAACAAAGATGCTATTAAATCTGATTTAATGCATCTATTATTAACAAATAAAGGTGAAAGACTTTATTTACCTGATTTTGGAACAAATTTAAGACAATACTTATTTGAACCCAACGCTTCAAATGTATCTTTAGATATTAAAAATGAGATACAAGCAACTATCGACAAATTTATACCTAATCTAAAAATAGATAGGTTAGAGGTAATACCATCACAACAAAGTGAGTACGCACTTTTAGTTAGGTTAGAGTATACAGTAACTAATAGTACTTTCACTGAAAATGATTTCATAGAGTTAGAATTATAATTATGGCAGAAAAAAAAATAAATTATTTAGCAAGGAACTTCGCTGACACTAGAACGGAGTTATTCAACTTTATACAAAAGTATTATCCAGATATATTTTCAGATTTTAACGATAGTTCTGTTGGTACTATGTTGGTAGAATTAAATGCTGCGATAGCAGATATGTTATCTTATCATACCGATAGAATGTTCAACGAAACTCAAATAGATTATGCACAACAAAGAAAATCTATTTTAAGTATTGCTAGAACTTTAGGTGTTAAGGTCCCAGGTTTTAGACCATCCATAACTTTGGTAGATTTTACCGTAACCGTTCCTGTATTTGGTGATTCTTATGACCAAAGATACGCACCTGTTTTAAAACAAAATTCACAAGTAACTGGGGCAGGTAAAGTTTTTGAAAATTTAGAAGATATTGATTTTAACTCACCTTTTACCGTGGGTGGGATACCTAATAGAATAATCATACCAAACTTCGACCCTAATAATAATATAGTTAGTTACAATATAACTAAACGAGAATTAGTGGTTAACGGTAAAACAACTTACTTTAAGAAATTCATTAATACAGTTGATGTTAAACCTTTTCTAGAGGTGGTATTACCTGAAACAAACGTATTGTCTGTTGATAGTATTATAACACTAGAAAATGATGTGGCAACAATACCCACATTAGCACAATTCAGTGACCAAAACATAAGATGGTATGAAGTTGATTCTTTGGCTGAGGATAAAATTTTTATTGATGATGGTAGTAGGACTTCAGATAACGTATCAATAACACCTGCAAAATGGAAAAGTATTACTAGAAAGTTTACTAGAGAATATACGGATGGTGGTTATTGTAAATTAACATTTGGTAGTGGAACAAACCCTGGACAAAATAATTTAAGTAGTTTAATTAATAACACTAGTAATTTTATTAACACGATGGCTCTAGGTGAAATACCTAAAGCAGGAACATTATTATATATTAAGTATCGTATTGGTGGTGGGACTAGTTCTAATTTAGGTGCTGGTGCTATCACTAGTGTAGGTAATTTTACTATGGATATAAATGGACCTAACCAAGCAATTAATAATAGTGTTAGAAAATCTTTAACTGTAGAAAATAATATTCCCGCTGTCGGTGGTGCTGAAGCCCCCTCATTAGAAGAATTAAGACAATTAACTAAATATAATTTTGCGTCACAGAACAGAAGTGTTACTATTAAAGATTATGTAGCACAACTATTAAAAATGCCAGGAAAATATGGTTTAGCTTTTAGATGGTCAGTAGAAGAAAAATCTAATAAAGTAGTTATTAATACAATTGGTTTAGATATCGATAATAAGTTATCTAACGTGAGTTCAACTACCTTAAAAGAAAATATTGCCACATGGTTAGCAGACTACAGAATGATAAATGATTATGTTGAAATAAACGATGGTAAGGTTATTAATTTAGGTTTAAATATAGATATTTTTGTAGACAAATCTTTTAGTACCTCAGAAGTGGTTAATAACGCTATACAAGAAACCATAAGATACTTTAACATCAATAATTTTAGTATGGGTCAAAGTATTTATCTGTCTAATTTAATTGAAAATTTAAATAATATTGGTGGTGTTCTTAATGTTGTTAATGTTGAAGTTTTAAATTTTGTGGGGGGACAATACTCTAATAATATTATAACACAACAACTATTAAGTTCAGATTAGCAAAGTTCACCCATAGTAAACACTTTAGATACTTCCGATTTTACCATTTTTGGTGAACCAAATGGTATGTTTGAAATAAAGTTTCCTAATAGAGACATCAAAATAAGAGTTAAAACTAATTAATGGATACCATTAAAATAACAAAAAGTTTAGGTGATAAGTTAGTCAATATACCATTAAATCTAGAATTTAAAAATAATGGTTATTCAGATTTGGTGACTAGAATTGCTGAAGAAGAAAAACAAAAAAATGTTAACTTAATTGTTGATGCGGAAAAAATGAGGTTTTATTCCGCTAAATATGGTGAATCCACTAGAGTAGGAAACACAAAATTAAAATTTTATTTCAAAGGGGGTAGTGTTTACGGCAACGATTTTTTGAGTGCTGGATTTGATTCGGATGATATAGATGACAATAGAAATAGATTAACAAAAAGTTTTTTTAGGTTAGATTTTTACGATTCTAATATTGAAAACACACAGAATTTTCTTTTTTCAGAACAATTATACGTGGGGTTAAATCCCTCTCCAACCTTCGACTTTAATTTTATTTATTGGGTTAAAAATGATACTAAATTTGTTTCAGAAAGCAGTTATAGAAAACTTTATTTTAGTGCCACTTTTTTTAATGCAAAGGATGGTACAACAAAAAAATTCATTAACACAAATAATAATAATGATATCACTTTAAACAATTATAAAACAAACAAGCAGGTTAGATTTGTTGAGTTACGGATTTTAAATCCTTTTATAGACCAACCACTAATAGGCAACAAAAACAATTTATTTTATATAGAACCAATAAATGGTAATACAGATAATCTAATAACTTTTACAGAACTCAATATCATTGGTTAATGAAAAAATATTATAGAACATATAATCTTAGACCTAATTCAGAAATAAACTCTGATTTAGATTTATTTAGTGAATTATCGGGTGGTATAAATGGTACTGGTGAGATAGATGGGGTACCGATAAACCAAATATTAAGAATAAACATACCTATTTTTTTAACACAAAACATAGAAGACTTGGGTATATATGAAGATATTGGTAAAACTGAATTTGAATTAAATAGTAAATAATGGGTGTAACTGGTGTAACAGATAATAAATTATTTAAGATTAGGTCCTATGACCCAAATCAACCCTATAAGGTTGGTCTTAATGGTGTGACTGAGGTTAATAATGAGACTATTGAATCTGTTAACTATGATGTTATTAAATATGAAATAGATGGTATAAAATACACTACATATATAAAAAATGGTAATAACGATATTTTTAATTTAACTGATAGTAATTCTATAACTAATATATCTGTTAAAATAAGCAACAACTATAAGTTTTCAAATGTAAGTGCTGTAAATCAGGGTGATTTAAATCTTTTATCATTAGATAAGACAAATAATGTTAGAACTAAAAAAACTTCCAAAAATAGTGATAAAGTTTTTTTAAAAACGCCACTATCACCTGATAATATACAAACTAAAAATTTAGTTACTAGAAGAAAAAATAAAGATAATTCTATTTTTTTAAATGGTGATACCTTATTTGAAACAATAGATTTTTCATATAAACAATATGTAGATAAAAAAATAACCAAAAAAGAAGATTATGTAGGTTTAATTGACAAACCAATAGTTAAACCACAAATATTTATGGAAAGAGATGCTTTCGCTATTATGGAAAGACAACAAAGAATATCTGAAATTAATAGTTTATTTGATTTAGAAAATTATAAAAATGGTTATTATAAAAATGTAAAAACAATTTAATATGGCAACAGGAAATTATGGGGTAGTAAGACCCGCAGATGTAACAATAGATGATATACAAGTTTTTTATAGTTTTGCTCCTAACAGAAACGCAACACCAACCCCATTACTAGAGTTAGATTCAGGTAGTGTTATCACAAGATTCCAATCACCAAACACAGTTAATGGTTCTTTTAATTTGTTTGCAGGTTTATATAACCTAACATTACCAGAACAAAATTTTTCACAAAAAGGTTATTACAATGTGGTTATTAAACCTAGAGAAATAACATTAGATATTGTTGATTGTGGTGTTTTATCTTCATCACCTGATGTTAAGGGTATTATTTTAGATGTTAGTACATTACCCTCTAACTTATCAGTAGATAACGCTTTAATAGGATATAGAATAGAATACTACAACACTAGTAATGGACAAAAAACACCTAATTTATTTAGAATAATAACTTCTAGTGGTAGAGTAGAACCTGTTAATCAAAACTTAAGTAATACGTCACAAAAAGGTATTAGATATAGATATAAAGATAATGGTAATTTAGTGTTTTGTACCTTAACACCGACATCAAGTGCTAACACACTACCAAACAGACTACCTTTTATTGGTGAACCTGGACAAACAATCTTATTAGCAAATACATTTTTTAATCCAGTATTCTTAGAAATAGAAATGACTGAGTACGATTTAGACACACTTTCTTATGGTATTTACGGTAATCAAATAAAATCTATTAACGATGGTATTTATACTATATACGATAATAATAATAACATCTATAGACAATATAATTTATACGAAATACAAGACAACTTTGGTAATCCTTTGTATGAAGTTAGAGAAGATAGAAGTGATGATGTAGATTTATCAAAAGATTTTAACACATTAACAAACGTTTAATAGAAAATGGCACAAAAAGTAGTACCCGGTTCAATAACAAAACCATATACACCACAACCTGGTGATTTTTCACCTAATTTGGTTGGTTTTCAATTCACTAAAGGTAGTGCTTTATTAACTTTTGGTAATTTTGAAATTACCACTAATTTAGAACCTTTAACTGGTCAGATATTTAATACTGGACAATTTTCAGAGTCATTTAATTTAGACAATTTAAATTTATCTTTACAACAATCCAACTCAATTTATACAAATAGTGTTAATAATTTATCGGTTAAATTAAAAAACGATAAAACAAATTTTTTAAATTATGTTTATTTTAGTGACGCCATAAATTTTGTTGAAAAAGAAGTAACAGATGTAGTATTAAAATGGAAAGGTAGTTTATTTTTACAAAAATCTAATGTAAATGACACAGTAGTAGATTTTAGTTACAACAATAACAACAACTCCTCTACCTTTAAAATACCTATTTTAGTTGCACAAAATGTTTTTGGTTTATTTACGTTTGAAACAACGGAAACTACCAATGACGAAAATGATATCAGTATTTTAAAACAAAGTTTTCTTAAATACGAAATTAAAAATAACCATGGTAATTTTAATGTCATTGGTTATACAGGTAATACACAAACTAATAATTATATAACCGTTAAAACCCAAGGACTGGCTTGGCCTACATTATTAACAGGTTCTACTAATGGTTCTTTTACTTATCACTTAAAACCAACTGAAAACACCCTAGAAGATGTATTTTTTAGTAGGTTAACCGATTTCCAAAATCAGTTACTAAATAGGTTAACAACACCAAAATACACACTAAGATTAGTTATACCTAGAACTAATGACCAAGGTGTTGTTATTAAGGATGAGTTTACTTTAACTTGGCCAACTAGTGATGGTTATAACTTAGATGTAGGAGCTAATAATATTATATTGAATCCTACTAATGGTATTGGGTATGGTAACTATTTAGATTCTTTATTTACATTGGCCAAAAATTTTGACAATGAAAGAACAAATATTGCAGCAAGAAGATTAGTCTCTTCTTCTATTTTTGAATTTGACACAGCTGGTGATGGTACCGAAAATAGTGGTAGAAAAATAAATAAATTAATTAAAATATGGGGTCGTGAATATGATTCCATTAAAAAATATATTGACGGTATATCTTTCGCCAATAGAGTTACTTACGATGGTAAAGATAATACACCAGATGAGTTAATTAAAATGATGGCTAAAAACCTAGGTTTTGACACCATTCAAAGTTTTTCCAATAATGACCTGATTAATTATCTAGTCTCTACAACTAATAGTGTTTTTTCTGGACAATCTAGGTCTTTAACAATACAAGAATTAGATACCGAACTATGGAGGCGTTTGGTTATAAACGCTTGGTGGTTATTTAAATCAAAAGGAACAAGAAAAGTGATTGAATTCTTTTTAAAACTTTTTCA